CAAATAGGCAGTTGTATTCTCACGCAAAGACTTCTGGATTTCGGGGTCGCTTTCCTCCTCAATTGATTTGGCAATCAACTCACGAACAACTGAACGGTCTCTTGAGATACTCAAGACAGTTTTGTCATCCTCGTCCTTAGCACCGCCACCCTGTTCAATGCTCTTTTCGATAATAGCCTTGCTCAAACCAGCACTTTTAAACTCCGGAGCCGAGTTTCCGAAAGCAATAATCGCCTGTCGCATACCGTCCAAAGATTTTTCAATCTTGTCAGTAATCGGCTCCAGAGCCTTTTCTACGATAGCCGGAATAGACTTAATCAAGTCATCCTGAGACTGATTGAACTTGCCAAGCAAGCCGTCCTCAATACTCTTGATGATGTCGGAAGAAAGTGACTTCGCAATGTCGTCCTTTTTCTTGTCGCCATCGCCACAGCCGTTACCCTTTTCGAGGTCGGGGTCGTCATCGTCTTCTCCCTCTTTCTTGTCAGGGTCTTTCTTGTCTTTGTCTTTTTCCTTCTTCTCGTGATTTCCATCACCGTCGCCTTCGCCATGGTCATCCGGACCACTTTGAACCGACTTTTCCAATTTGATTGAGCCGGATTCAATCCAACCAGCAATCACCTCTTCTGTAAACCCACTGCCAAGCAATGATTTTACGAGGTCGTCATTTTTCTGTTCATCAGTTAATTGTACCATACTACTTTAATTTTTCGGATTAAAAATATTACAAAATTTCTTTTTCCTAAAATGAGTCATCAAATGCCCTCTTGGATAATACGGAATTTTGAATCGATGACAATCCGTTTATTCCCTATCACCTGTTCGAACATGACATCACGCTTGAGTTGGCTCTTGAGTAAATCACCAGTAGGAATGAAATCCTGAGATTGAATACCTTTCACGAAATCGATATACGAATTGAAGTTTACAGGAGTAAACGTCAGCGCAATATTATTGATAATTGCCTTCGTGATATGTTTTTCGTTCTTTGGGTCTCGCTCCAAGGCTTTTCCCTCAATAGACATTCCAGGCTTTCTGGTTGAACCGCTTTCACGCATTTCAATACACTTGTCCCAAAAGGCTCTCGCCTCGGGAGACTCGCTCCATAACTTTCCTTTCACCCAAAATTTGTTATCGACTATCTTTCCATCAAGCGGTTCACCAATCCAAAACCTACTTTTCAATTCTTTTGCTCGAACTGTTAGGTGGTCAAGATTGAACAAACCATGCTTGAGGAAATAGTCTATAACGAACCCATTGGGCTCCATTGAGTCACCCTGATAATCTTTGCTGTCGTCACTCGCGATACCCTCAAATATCATATTCTCGTAGCGACGGTCATCACCACGAGGATACTCGGCAGCGTCAGACTTCATGAAGTCTATCGGCAACCAGAAGTTAAAATCATTTGGGGTCTGCTTCTTCATACTTCCACTTTATAAATTTGTGACAAAGTTACAAATCATTTTAGAAAGTTACAAATATCGGGTCTCCAACATAATCGGTTCCACGCTCGTTCGCTGCCATAAATTCTTCTTGAGGAGTCCGGACTTTCATGGGTCCAGTCATCAACGAATATTTCATTTCCTCGAGAATACGCATCATGTCGTTGTCGTCCCCTGTAAACACTATCTCAACCTCTGTTAAGCGGTTGGTCGACGGGTCTTCACGGTAACGAGTGTCATGAATAATTAGAGGCTTCACAAATTTGAGATGACCGTTTGTCCCAACTGTTACTTCCTCCGCTCCGCTGATACCTTTCATGATTGTTTCAACACACTTCATCGGGTCTCGTACAGGTACGGAAACTTTCCGTTTGTCCCCATCCATAGATTCCGGTTCAAGCGGTTTCACGGCTTCGATGTCCAAAGCCTTTTTCAGGATTGATGTAAATCCCGGAACGAATACTTCGGGGGTGATACGTCCTTCCGATAAGGCTTTCATCAGCGGTTTGGCTTCCTCTATCTGATGTGGCTTCATCAGCATGTCAAGAACTATCTCTCCTTGGTCGAAGATAAACGGCTTCAAAGGAATCTGTCCCAAGTCAATGAATTCAGCGAAACAATGTTCCGACGCATCAACTGTTACAGGCTGCAAGCAATCCACCCAAACTTGGAAATACTTGATATGCGCATCCTCTGTCTTATGCTCTCCAAGGTACACAATTCCCCTCCCCTCAATTGGGTCAAGATTTGTCTCCTCTTTAAGTTCCCGAAGCGCAGCCGTCTCAAAGTCCTCTCCTGGGTCAACATGACCTCCAGGGATACATACCTTACCAGTAGGAACAAAGTTCTCAACACGATGTAAAACGAGGACTCTACCATCCTTGTCAAAAGCAACCACATCAGCATACTTTGTCGGCTCGCCTGTGATTGACTTCACGATGTCAAAATACACCTGTTTAGACAGTTTGCCGCCACGATAAGCCTCTTCAGCCTGTTCCAGAGCGTCAATACCTTTACAGATGTCACCAACGTCGGGGTCGTTACGGTATGCCTCAAGCGATTTCAATATCTTGTTTCTTTCATTCACGGCTGACGAAACTTCCTTCTGGTGCTCTTTTAGGAATCCTCTGTACTTTTCAAATACTTCGGATTTCTTCTCCTCAGGTAAACCATCCACACCGTCAATGACAGACTTCTGAATTGAAAACTTGTCGGACAATTCCTGACCCAAAGTTTCAAGGTTCGCCAACTGACCTTTCAACTTCCGATAGTCCTCAACCTTTTCTTGGGTTGACTGAATTCCTAAAAATTTCTTCAAGTTCATAATTATCATCTTTTAGACTGTATATTCTTTATTTCCAATTGTTATCTTCGCTCGACTTTTCCGTTCAACCTTTCGCTCATAATTCTTAGGAGGCTCGAACTGATGTGTGTCAGGGTTCCATACATATCCCTTCGGCAAGTAACGCAAGTCGCACCGACAGAACGGGTGAACAGGGTGTATCGTCGCTTTCCAATCTTTCGACTTTACACCATAGTTCGTACCGTTCGCCATGAGTTCCGAAAGCCTGAACACCCGTGGCTGGCTCCCAATACCCCCTGTTAGGTATAGCCGTATGCAATGGCGACAGGCTCCAGGAAAGACATCGAAGTAAACCAACGGGTCGGGGTCTTCTTCCATCATGATTTCGGCTCTTCCGAGATTGTATATATCTTGACTTTCCGTCTCAACGATACGTCCCCAATCCCGCTGCCAATCATTCATCTGGTTAGCGAGGTTTGAAGTAATCTTCTTGACGGAACGCTTCTCGAACGTGCCTTCGAGCATCTCCTTCCGTAAAGTCGCATCAGCCTTTGCCTGCTCTTGAGCCTGTAAGTAACTGAGTTCCTCTGCGGAAATTGACGCTCGGACATCGTTCTTGATGCGGTCGGCAAATCCTTTGATATGAGTATAAGTTTTGTTGGCGGCAACCTTGTAGAACGCCATTTCCCTCGCTGTGGGCTCAAATAAGCCCATTTTAGACAGAAACGCAGCAAACTCGGAGTAAGTCATCTGAGCGGTGGCTTTCTTCCCAACAGCAGCCGAAACACGACCAAAAAGAAACGCTTGATAATGGGAAGGGAATTTAGGAATCAGTTTCACCAAGTCAACCCCTTTCTTCTTCAGGAGTGCAAGGTCTTCAGTTGTTAGGTAGTCTTTCCCCAACACCTGTGCAACCATCTTCACTACTGCGAGGTCGATGTTTGTCAAAATCTTCTTTATTTCATCTTCCGTGAATAACATTATCTTTTCTTCTTTTGTATTTCAACCATAGTTTCAACAACGTCTCCGAACAGTTTAACAGCGTTGAACGCATTCTTCCCTTTACCCTCGTATTCCTTTTGAACCTTTGGATATCTCATCGGGTCGACGTGATGATGAATTCGGGGTGATGCTGGTGCTTTCATTTTCTGATTCCTAATTGTGAGTCAATAAATTCAAGAGCCTTTCCGAGAATAGGGTTCTCCATAGACTTTTCAACCATCATCGCCTGTATAGCCTCTTCCGCTGTTTTAGGTGAGTCGTTTCCTTCTTCGCCATCGACGATTTCGTTCATGCCCTCACCACCCATCATTTTGTTGCTCTGAGCCGACTGATACACCGTGTTAAGGATAGTGTCCTTATTCGGGTCGAACTTTCTACCTGAATACTTTTCGAACATATCCTCGAGCGATACAAAGCCAGCCTCAGACTTCTTCTTATCCAGTTCAACCTGTGCTGCCTCGTCCTCGATTTCAATACCTGTAAACACGAGTTCCAAGCGGTCGTCAATTTCGCTGATGATATACTTATTCAGGATATTCTGATAGAACACTAACAGCGGAGTCAGACCTTTCTGTTTAGAGTGGTCAAGACGTTCCTTCTGTCCTTCCTGTCCAAATATACGGGCAGCGTCCTGGAATTGAAAGCCCAACTCCGATGGGTCCATACGGTACACGGCACACGCAATCACCAATAGGAACTTAATCCATTCAGTGAACTCCATGTCTCGGTTCGTCTGCTGTAAATCAATCCACTCAAGGTCTATTCCCTGAATGACGGGTATCTTGTGAGAATTGTACACGGTACTCATCGTCTGTTTCCAATCCTGACGAAACTCGTTCAGGGTTCCTTGGTCGACGTTTCCGTTCTTCACATTGATAAAGCCTTTCGGCTGACTACCTTGTTTGAAGAAGTTACCATTGTACTGCATTCCCCACAAAATCCATGTCACGATTTCAATCAGCGTTTCCAACTCCGAACAGCCGTATCCATTACGCAACACGTTGGTCGTCTTGTTACGGATACCATAACCCAACTCCCACGGATAGAAAACTACATACTCATCTGATACAGGGTGACGGATAATCTGCCCATCCCATACCATAGCATAGCGAGGCAAATAACCATGCCAGCGGAAATTCTCGAACATCTGTCTGTATCGTGGGTCGTTTGTGTCTAACTGTCGTATCAGGGCAGCGTCAACAGCACGATACTTCTTGAGGTTCATGTTCCTTGCACGAACGAGTTCAAATGTCATCTGGTCAAGCACAAGGGAGTCCCTCAATACTTTACGGGTAAACTCTTGAAAGTTGTCCTCGCATTCCCATTTGTCATTCTCTCCACCGTCTTCAAGGAAACGAACTATGTAATCGACAATCTTCTTGTCTTTTGCTGACAGTTCCTTTTCGTCAGAACCCTCCGAGCCTGGACTTCGCTTGTAACGAATTTGGTATCCTGGCTTCTGGTCGTCAACGCTGTACTTCAAAAAGTTCTGAACCTGTTCAATACGTGTGTTGATGATAGCCTTAATGATGAAGATATCGCCCATTCGGTTTAGAGTCCCAAATGCTATACCGTTGTTCGGGTCGCGATACCCCTTACCATTGAAGCCTATCTCCGACGGGTTCCAAAGGATTGATTTAATTTCCGGCTGGGGTGCTCTCCTGCCGTGTTTCTGTTGCTCAGCGATAAACGCTTGTGCCTTCATCACCTCTTCAAAATTCTCTGAGTTTAGGGACTTCTGAAGACGGTTCCTCAACGCTATCGGAGCAGCCTGAGCCATGATTTGGAGTTCCTGAAGAGACAGTCCATCAAGACCGTCTATGGGAGCCACATTATTGGCTCCCACTGAACTCCTGTTTTTTGATGAACGGTTCTTCTTACTTCCCATAATTAAATAGTTCCAGGAGTGACGTATGTTTTGGCTTCATAGGTACGACCACCGTAAATGAAACGGATAGTGAACCAAGTTACCATTTCCGGACGCAAAATACCCAAGTCTTTCACGATTTCAAACATCAGTGAATTGGAAGCCTTTGCGGTCAGCGTTTTCTTGTCTTCGCTCAACTTGCCCAAGTCAGCAGAATTTCCACGGAACTCAAGTTGTCTTTCGTCGGCAAATACCTGCACTTGATACTCTGATGTTTCCTGTTCATCAGCGTCAGCAGCGATTTTCTTGAACTTCGCAACCAACCAAGGCAGCGATGCCTTAGAAGCAGCGTAATCGTACTGGTCTGTATATGATTTGGGAACCACAGCATAATAGGTCGCTTCGTTAAAAGCCACACCCAGTTGCAACCCGAAGATTGTACCTACTTCAGCAGGAACGCCACTTGTGAAGTCAGCAGACTCATCAATGATAAGTTCATTGCCCTCGTAGCATTCTACTTTACATTCACAGGTCTTAGCAGCATTCAGCATCATCGGGATAGTTACTTCGTCTCCCATTTTGAAATTCAGACCAGCCTGTACCAGACCATGATAATTTTTACCAATGAGTCCGGTCACCATGAAGTTGTTGATAGTTGCTAACCCATCGGTCTCAACCGTAACAGCCTCCGCACCTTTCGAATAAACATATTTCTTCATCTCTTTTATGTTTTAATTCTACATTTATTAAACGATACAAATTTACAAACAAAAACGGCACTAATAAAGCATGATATCCTTATTCTTTCTTTTGGCTCTCTTTACCACGCTTTTCCAGTTCCCCCTTAACTTTCATTATAGAGTAAAGCAACTCCGCTCTCTGAGACTTCTTGATGGCTTCAAAGTTCTTATTTAAATCGTTCACAAGTCCTTTCTCCATCTTCTTAAGATTGTCGGTAGGGATATTCTTGATGTTTGACCACTTTTCATCAACCCCCTTTCGAACTTTCTCTGACAGGTATTTCTTCAGATTGACCTTTCCGCTGTTAGGAACGTCCTCAAACTTGACACGGGTGTATGACTCTTTCGCTTCTTCTGAAGTTTCTTCTTTTTGACGCTGGTCATACAGTTTGTCTTCAGCCTCGTCTAATTTCTTATACTCAGCCTCATACTCGTCTTTCAACC